GCTAACTCTCTATCTTTAGGGTTAGGCAATATAGTTTCTGAAATCATTGACTGAGGTGTGACCGCAGTAGCCGGTGGTATTATCGGCATATCAGACGGCTTAAAAGAATTTAATGCGCTATCAATTTCTGTGGATAGGTTTTCTTTATCTAATAATCTTTGTCCTGCCTCGCCACTATAAGGTCTTTCAGAAGGCTCTGTAATTGTTTCTATGCCCTCTGTAGCTGCTCGTGTTCCTGTTTGTCCACCTAAATATCCAAGTGTTGATAAATAATTGTATGCCTCATCAATAGACTTAGTTGCATCCACATCAAACAACACGTCACCCAATGCTTTATAGTATGACTCTGCTTGTTTAATTGATATGTTTCTTACCACCTCATCGCCGACCTGACCTGACAATATTCTTCCCGGCAACCTCATGGCAGCAAAAATAGTTTTTAAAGCACCACTTCCCATGCCGCCAGTCTCACTCATTAATTCTTTTTCTAACGCAGCCAATGGTTGTGTTGGCGAACCACTTTTAGCAACAGAGTAAGCTCTGCCAATAAGCTCTATCATTTTGTTTAGGTTTACAACCTCTTCAGGTTCAAGCAAGGCATTAACCATCTTTTGCGCATTACCTGTTTGAAAAAACTTTTGAAAGTTAGGCAAGCCTTGGTCAACAGTTCCCTTGGTAAAATCATCTAATGTTTGTAAGAAATATTCTTTTTTAATCTCTTGAAAAGCCTGTGGGTCAACACCTCTTAACTGGTTTTTAGCTGTTCGTAAGGCATTTTCTGTAGCCTTAGGATTAAACAATACTTTTAATGCCTTAGCTGACTGCTCATCTTTAACCAACTTAGCCATAGAAGAAATGATGCCTCTTTCGTATGACAGTATGTTGGGTTGATTGGGGTCGTATACCTTTCTTGCCATAGCATAGATGCCGTTAGATGCTTCATCCATATTCTTGGTCATTTCAATCTTAATATCGTTCAATACTTTTTTAGAGTAAGGGTCTGCGTTTTGTATCAAGTTTCCTATAGAACCCGACCTTCTTTGGTGCATGTCCATTAAGTCTGTAATTAAATTGCCATCCGCGTCAAACATTAAAGCTTTGTATTCTTCCAATCCCTTAGCTAAGTCCGGGTCTAAGCTTCGTTTTGCAAGTTTGTCATCAATCATTTTTACGACACTACCTGCATCAAACTGTATGCGTTCAGGCGTGTTTTCTAAATAGTCATAAATAATTTTTGCTCTAGCTTTTCTACTAGCATGTGCCTTGTCTAAAGCATCCTGAGATAATTTTTGTATTATTCTACCCACATCATCAGTGCTTTTTATATTACCCAAGCCTTCAGCAAAATTAGTAATAGTTTCTCTAATTCTTGCATTACGATTATTGTAAAAATCAAATACTTTTTCTGTATCAGCCTGTCGGTTAATAAAATGTTGAATACTTCTAGCTTTTGTTCCTATGGCTGTAGCCTCTGCAGGTGTAAGCTCAAAACCAATTTTTCTAGCTTCTTCTATTATTTCTGACTCGCTTTTTCTAAGATTTAACAAATAGTTGAGAGAATCTTCCTTGCCTGTAAACTTATTAATTAATTGCCTTGTGGGTCCTGCGCCAAAAGGTATTGCAGAAAAGCCACTGGATATAAGTAAATCTTTATGTGCTTCAGCTATCTCTTCGGCAGGTAGATTATAGAAGGACGATATACCAAGCTCTCTAGCTCCTCTTGCACCGCCTCCTGCTAAATAATTACCACCAAAACCACCAAGAGCAGTGGTGCCTAATACTGTCAATCCTGCTACCAATGGATTTTTTGTTTGTGGCATAACAGGACTTGCTACTAATTTTAATCCTTGTTTAAAACCTTCTTTAGCACCCTTTAGTCCACCGTATAAATCAGCAGCAAAGGTTCCTGCAGGAACTAAGTTTGGATAGATATAGTCGTTAGCTACGTTTAAACCAAACATACCGCCGTCTGTTGGACTTTTAAATTCTTTTGAATATCTTTTACCATTCTTACTTACATCACCCTTAGGGTCTTCGTAGTAAAGGTCGTTGCCTATAAATGTATATTTGTAAGAAGCCAGTGGGTCGTTAGGGAATCTTTGACTTGCTAGATAATCTATTTCAGAGTTTTCATCAAAGAAAAGACTTGATTTAATAGTTTTAGAAATATAATCAGAGTTTATCTCTTGATTCTTTTCTTCTTTATTTTGTAAGGCCGCTAATCTTTCCTCGTATGACTGTGCCATCTATCCACCTATTTGGTCTAATAGACTTTGTAACTCTGCTTTTCTTTCAGCCGTTGTTTCGGGTTTTACCATTTCTGCTATGATGTCAGACTTTAATTTTGCAATACTGTCATCTTCATCATTTTTTTGTGCTTCTTTTTGTATGGTAAGGTAGTTTTTATTAACCTCATTATAAGTTTTTTTATCCGCTATATCTTTAAGTTCTTTTAGCTCTTCGTCAGTTTGTATTAGTTTATTTTCAGGTTTTGCCTTAAAGTCTGTTTTAAATTTAGCAAACTCTGCATTAATTACACTAATTGGCTCGCCCTGCAGCTCTACACTTTTAGCTTGCCATTCAGCATTATACTTTTCACTTAGCTCTGCAATCCTATCCATATAGCCTAACATTCTCATATAACCATCGTAGGTAGAGCCAAGAGTCGGTGATGCTTGGAAAAATATTTCCATTTCTTTGTTAGAAATAGCACCTTTTGTTTTACCAACCAATGCCATAACAAAACCGATACTGGTTTGTGTCAAGGCTTGTTGTGTTGCAAGCTTATCAGTATCAACCAAGTTGCCCATACCCAAATCAATCATTAAACCTCTTAGACCCATGGTTAAAGAATCTACTGGACCAAATCCTTCACGACCTAATTCGTTAGCCAAACTACGAGCTATCATTACTTGGTCTCTTAATGCAGTCGCAGCATCTGATTCTTCTTGCCATTTAGCTTCAGCGTCTGCAATTTTGCCTGCTCTTTTCTTATCAAGCTCATTGCCGCCTGCGCCTAAATTAATATTTGTGGCTGCTCTGTCTATTTCAGTAGCACCAAGAGTTAATAAATCATTTATAAAAGAATCATTTGCCCTGACAGTCGTTTTAGATGTAAATGGAACACCTGTTTTTTCGTTTATTACAGGCTCACCATTTTCATCAAGCGCATCAACCAACATGGATGTATCAAAAGTTATTGTCTTAATATCTTTGTTCTGCATATCAATCATCTTTAAAGCGTAATCGTTTAAAAACTTTTGACCCTGTTGCTCGTCTTGTAGAGATAGCTCCATAGCTTTCATGGCTACAGCTTGCTCTTCTTTTCTTTTCTCTTCTTTTCTTTTAGCTATTTCTTCGCTTAATGATTGAAAACCAATACCTAAGCCACGACCTATAGATGGGAATTTTTCTGCTTGTTGTGCTAAGAGTCCTGCGCCTATCTTACTTGCTGCTTCATAGAAACTGACTGGACTTCTTTTGCTTTGTATAGCAGATAGTCTTTGTTGGTATTTATCGAAGCTGTTATCGTATTTTGTTTCTGCTCTTTTTCTTGCAGAGTCTAGTGGGTCAACACCACCACCGTCTTGATAACCCATTAACGAAGATATACCCATTCTGCTTATAGTCATTATGTACCTGTTGGTTGTGCATAGTAATTAGTTTGCGGTGGGTTAAAGAAGCTTCCTAGTCCACCCAAGGCACTTAATCCTGCTCCTAGACCTGTCTGCAAAGCTGATGGCGGTAAGCCATAAGTTGTAGCTGTTTGACTAAATCCTGCAGGCACTGATTGTACAAACGGTAGTAACGATTGCATTTGTTGCATCGGAGCCATTTGATACTGCATAGCGTTAGCTCTAGCTGCGTCTAATTGTGCTTGTTGCTGCCCTTGAGTCATTCCACCTATTCCTAATGTTCTTTGTATGTCCGCTTGTGCAGCTTGTTGTGCTTGCTGTCCTAGTCCTGACATAGCACTACCTGCACCAAACTGTGCTTGTTGTCTTTGTTGTCCTATTTGTGCTTCTGTGCCACCTAATTGACTTAATTGGTTGGCTAATGTTTGTTGTCCTGCTAAGGCACTTTGTCCTGCTTGTGATAAAGCCTGCTGTCCTGCTTGACCATAACCTGCTAATGTAGAACCAAGTCCTCTCATTCCTGCAGCTCTTTGTCCTGCTACGTTAGCTAAGCTTCCGCCTAATCCAGTTAATGCTTGTTGTTGTCTACCAAATTCACCCAATGCTGATTGCTGTGCTTGTTGATATCCTCTACTTCTTATACCGCCTATGGCTTCACCTAAGCCTCTTCCTAGTGCTTCCTGTCTTTCTGTAGCACCAAGCCTTGCTCTTGAACCAAAGGCTGATTCACCACCTCTACCGATATCAGAAGCTCTTGCAGCTATGTCGCTTTTTGCACCTGCTTTCATGATATCTTTTGTAGTTTGGTCAACGACTGCTTGTTCGTATGGGTCATAGAAGTCTTGTGTCATGGCCTGATTAAACCTACCAGTACCACCTTGTCTTAAAAAGTCGCTTGCTTCACCCAGTCCTCTTCCAAATTGTCTTTCTGCGCCTCTTGCTATGCCTGCAGCTTCACCTAATCCACCAAACAAAGATTCTAGTCCCTGCTCTCTAAATGCTTGTTCTTGACCAACACCACCTGCAACGCTACCTAAAGCCTCTCTACCGAGACCTCTCGCTGTGTCTGTGCCTCTAAATAAATCTTGTAGACCTGCTCTATAGGAGCCGCCTGCTTCTTCCAAGTAGGGTGTCTGTATGCCTGTAGCTTGTCTTGATAGCTGTATAGCTCTTTGTTGGTCAGGTGATAATCCTGCTACTTGCTGAGGAGCTACAATTGGATTTCCCTGCTCATCAAAGAAAGACCTATTGCTTGCTTGAAATGCTTGCTGTAAAAAACCCGGACTATAAGAATCTGTGCCGGGAATACCTGAGCCATAGAATAATTCTCTTGTTGCAGGGTCTAGGCTTCTAAATTGTTGTTGTACGTCTAATGCTATTGGACCTTGTTCTTCAGCCATTATGCTACGCCTCCAAAGTGTTTCATTAGTTTATACATAACTCTTGTGCCGCCATCTCTACTTGGGTCGCCATTAGGAGTTAGTGTGAGTATGCCGTTACTATCATTAACATCAAATGCTCCTGCACCTTTAACTGCTTTGGCTGTCATTACAAACTCACCATCTGAAAGCATTGCAGGTATATCATCTGAAGTTTCAGTACCCGGACCGTCTATTTGTCCATCCATTACTGGAAAGTTTGCAGGGTCTATTGGCATCTCGCCACCTTCTGCCATAGCTACTGCTCCGCCTTCTGCAAAGGCCATAATGCCGCCTTGTGCAGCATTTCTTGGCATACCGCCTTGTAAAGCAGGCATACCTTGTGGATTTAATCCGTATTCTACTCTGCTTGGTGCTTCTTCGCCTTTCTGTCTAGCCACTTCAGCAGCTACATTGTATCTGCCTAGTTGGTCCATAGTGGTTAATGGTGTTAATGGTACGCCCTTATTCTTTTTGGCTTCTTCGTAAGCCAACTTACCGACTAATCCTGCTAGTCCTGCAATACCTAAGTTTCCTAGTCCGCCGCCCTTGCTATCGCTAAGAAAGCTACCGCCGGGTCCAGTTCCTAGCGCATCTTCTAAACCTTGTGGTAATAATTTCGAACTTAAAAACTCCATAGGTGATTTACCATCAAGAAAACCGCCGCTTGTTTGTGCTTGCTGTTGTTGTAGCAAATATAATTGTTGCTCTGTAGGACTTAAAGCGTCAAATTCTTCTTGTGTAAGAGTTTCTTGTTGTCCACCCATAAGGTTTTTAAACAACCCCTTACCATCTTCACCGGGTAACATATATTCTTTTGCGTCTTGGAATCCACCTTTAAAACCTTTACCAATGTTGCCAAAAAGACCAACACCATCATCACCTTTAAATATAAATTCACCTGCTTTATCTTTTAAACTACCGATACCGCTACCTAAATTACCAAAAAGACCTACTCCATCAGAGCCTTTAGTAACAAACTCTTTAATGTTGCCAAATATATTTCCTGTTTTTCCGCCTGTGTATGCTTTTCCGGGTGTAAATGCCGTTACCAAGTCGCCGATACCACCCTCGCCTTTTGCTATATTAACAACAGCTTTTCCCCTGTTATACATAATTGCAGGTCCCTGCCATGGTCCGGGTATAACTGCAGCTACTGGTGCTATCTTCTTAACAACCTTTTTAAGTCCTTTTGCTATTTTCTTAAGAAAGCCAAACTCAGGATTACCTGTAATTGGATTGATAGACATGCCTTCACCAACGGTATATTCATCAGGGTCTAAACCCATGTTCATCATATCCTGTTCTAATCTTTGTCTTGTTTCAGGCGTTATAACTGGTGGAACCACCATTTCGCCTTGTGCAACGTGTGCTAAATAGTTGTCTTCATCTCTGCCGAGTCTTGCTATTCCTTCGCCACTGTTGTCGATTCTATTCATCATTTTAAAATTTTACCCTATTTCTCATGGTTTTGACCAACTTCTTGCATAAATTCTTTCATATATTCTTTTGACTCGTCCTTACATACTAGCCAAAAAACTAACAAATACCTGTCTCCACTAATTACAGGCAATCCTCTGTGCATGTGAGTTAGACTTGGAAAGATTAAAGCATTGCCCGTAGGTAAAGGCTCAACCGTTCCTTTTCTCATAAACTCAGTACCACCACCTTCATAATCTCCAGTATTAAGAGGTACTACTATACTTATATCAGAACTAGCATCGTGATGCCAAGCTCCCTGTTTTTTATCTTTTAAATTGTAGTTAGCTATCTGTATATTACCACCAGTAACGTGCCTATTCCAAATACTCAACAATATTGGATTTATAACCGAATCAACCACCTGCATCAAAGAGTGATAAAGCTGTGGACATTTATCATATAAAACTATCTCTGGTATCTGTCTTAGCTCATCCTCTTCTTCATTTGGCTCAAAACCAAAATGCTCTGTCATGTTGTGCATTTCATTGATGAGCAGGTTGCATAGCTCTTTGCTAAACAAAGGGACTGTATGCACATCGGGTAAAGGCTCTTTAATAATAGAGTTTAACGGAAGGTTGTCTAAAGATTCTGCTTTTTCGTTATAAAAGTCGCTTAGTATTGGTAATGTTTCTTTAGCTTTTTCAAGCGTTTCTTTGTCTACAAACCAATCTGAAGCAAAGCCAAGTAAAAGATTTTTTAATTGGTATTCTTGTTCTATGTTAGTTTGAGCCAACATCTAACAATCTTATTGCGGTGCTACTAAAGACAGAGCCATTTGAAAATCATCCATATCAAACTCAGGGTCTTGGCTTAATACTTGTATTATAACCTGTTGCGCCTGCATAGATACTTCTGAATCTATTGGGTTATTTAATATAGCCATAACTTCTTGCTCATAGCCATTTTCAGCTAATGGTATAAATATTTCTTGCATAGCTTCTTCTTTAGACATTTCTATCTCAGCCATGCCTTCTTGTTGAGACATGTCAGCCATACCGCCTTCTGCAAAAGCCATAGGCTGCCTTACTTCTCCCATTAAATTATTTATTCTATCTCTTAAATCTGCCATATTAATTTCCTATCTAATATTAACTGATATATTACCACCAGTTATAACAGAGACAAAGCCTAAGCTAGCTGTTGCCTCATATCCTTGTTCATCAAATAACGTCAAATCAATCCATTCATTGCCGCTATACACCTGTAATACATTAAGTGTTGTATTCCATATTACATCACCTTGTACAAAATTCAATTCTGATAACTCTGTAGCGTTAAACCTAGGCGTGCTGTTAGGGTCAAATTGCCCTAAGTTAATCTCTAAAACTCTAACCAGTCTATTAAAGACCTCAGGCGTTACCTCTTGCGTTGCTAAGGGCAGCCTGCTTGGCAATAATTTAGCCATTACCTTCTACCGTCAGGTTGGATATCTAGTCTTGTATATCCTAATCTCCACTTATAACCTGTTCTATTACCTACTGCAGCATCATCATCGCTTTGCAATCTTAATACAGCCTGTCTGCCTCTTGCCCTTACATGCACTTGGTCAGTATTGTTTGATATATCTGTAGTTGCTTTTGTGGTTAAAGATTCGCTTGGTGCGTTTCTAGTTTTAAGCAACATATTAATTTGTGGAACACCTGTGCTTACATTAGTGCCATAAAATTTTACATCAGGCATAATTCTTCTAATAAACGTAAAGTTATTGCCCTCTTGTAAATCAAAGTCTGAGCTTTCAATAAAGACACCATCCATAGGAGAACCGTCATCGTCATCACCATCTTCTTGGTTAAATATATAATTATTAGCTGTAGCTAATGGTTTGCCAAATACATTTTGGTCAACCCAAGCAGTTCTAACTAACTGACCTATAGACCAAACGCCTTCTAAATAGTTGTATATAACATACCTTGATATCTCTTCAGTGCCATCACTTTCTGCAGGATAGAACCACCACACTTCATTGAACTCTTTGTTTAATAGTGCGAATACTTTAAATGCTTGGCCTAAATCTAAATCTTCTTGTACATAACTTAATACACTACAAGGTAGTTTTTGAACTGCGCCGTTGTAAGAATAGAAACCATCATCACCCATCCAAAACACTCCATTAGGAGAGTTGATAGCTGCATTAGGTCCAATCATACCCGTGCCTTCATTAATTAAATTAACCGCAAAAGTTAATGGCGGTCCAACAAACTGCATACTGTACATAGAAGTATCAGTCCATATTAATGTTTCTTGTCTTGCTCTCAAGCCACCTCTTATTTCACTACCTGAAGATAGTCTTAAAGAACCTGCTGTATTTGTAGTTTTTGGCTCCCACTCAGTAATACTCTCTTGGTCTGAAAAAGCTATGTTCATAGGGTCAACAACGCCTGTTCTTGCACCACCTGATACTGGGTCTGCACCTAATACAATAACGTGTCTATCTGTATCACTAACTATTGTTTGTAATCCAACTGTAGGTGATAAGTTTGCTCCGGCAAGCGTAGTAATATTTACAGCTCTTGCTGCAGTGCCACCTGATTCATCCCAATAAAAAATACCGCCACCCCTAGGGTGTAATATTAAATCTTCACCAAAGTTATCCGATGACCATAATCTTAATTGGTTAGCAAAGCTTAAGCTTGTAGAAGCTCCATAAGCACCTTGACCCCAAGTACCTGAACCAAATCCTGTAGATTGTATAAACACATCCAAACCTACAGTTAATTGATAAGCTGCATCAACTCCTGAGCCGCCATTTCCTGTATCACTACCATTTGCTGTAGCCGTTGCTGTAAAGGTAAATGTATTTGCACTTGGTACTGATACGACCTGATATTCTTGATTTAAAACGGCTGCAGTAATATTGCCGCCAAGAGTTGTCGCACCGCTAAAAGTAACAAAGTCATTAACCACAACTCCGTGAGTAGAATCTGTTGCTGTAATAGTTGCAGAGCCGTTTGTCGCAGCAAAAGTTACACCATTGGTTGTTGTTGCTCTTATAGGAGTTATGTCGTTTAAGCTTGTGCCTTCAAGTATGTATGCTTTTAAATGCGTGCCGATATATAAGTATTTATTACCTTCTAATGATATCCATGGAAATAGGTTACGACATGTACCTAAAAATGATGTAGCGGTTTGTTTTGTCCAACCGCCTATTTTTTCTACAAAGCCTTTACGAAACCTAACAAGAGAAGCATCAAACCAACCACCTGCATTAGTGTAACTGGTTCCTTCTCTGTCTATTCCTGCTTTAAATTGAAACTTTGCAAACGGCATGTTTCATCTTCTAAGCTATTCTTATAATAGCTGTGGCTGCTGCCTTAGCAGGAAATACAATAGTAAAATCACCTGCAGTAGAAGTTTTATCTCCACCAAAGTCAATGGTTGCTACTGATTTATCACTATTAGTATCGTTGTAAATCATACAGCCTCTAGCTGTAATCGTTGCTGTACTAAATGTTAAATCAGAAAAATCCGTTACTGCAGTAGTACCAGTAGCTGACGGCGTTACATTAGTTAATGCAGCTCCGCCTGAAGTATAGTTAGTACCACTTGCTTGACCAGTTGTAGTAAAAGCAGTAGTAGTAGCACCTAAGGTAGCTGAACTTGTATATAAAGCCAGTTTAAAGCTGTTACCACTAGAATTAGTAAAGTTATGTGTTCCTGTCAAAAGCTCTACTTTAAAGCTTGTTGTAAGAGTAGATGTAATTGCCATATTAAATACCTTTTATTATTTTTGCTAAATCTTCGCTACCCCCACTAGATAAATCTTGTATTAAGGTAGCCTTATAAGATTTTAAAGCATTTTTAATATATATCAAACATACTTGGTAAATTAAATCTTGGTAGGCTCTAGCCTGTGCTTTTACATGTTCTTCATTATCGTCTGAAAAACCAACTATTTTTTCTGTTAATTGCTTTGCCCAAAACTCAGGCGGATGGCCGCCAAACTTAGTTGTAGCCACTTCTACCATGCCTAACTCAGGCACACCATCAGGTGTTATTTTGATTACCATTTATTTGGCTCCGGAGCTTTTAGGTGACTATCATACCTGTCTGCAATTTGCGGCAGTATTTGTTTTTTTTGAACTTTAAGCTCGCTTATTTTTTTTACTTCTAATCCATCTTTACCCTGAACAGGCACATAAGGGTCTTTTAAACGATGATATCCATACAGTCTTTGCTCGCCCGGTATGTTAGTGTCTAGCAATGAGCTACTAGATGCTACCTCAACTTGTATACCTTTTTCCATGCACTTTACTAGCCAAAACTCAACGCAAGCTCTACCTGCTTCTGCAAAATATAGGTTGTTCTTGTATGTAAAGTCTATACCAAATAACTTAATATTAGCCACATCATTCCAGTAAGCAAATGCAACAGCATAAGCCACTGTATTGTTTAAATAATGACAATTGGTTTCTTTAACTATTTCTTGTACAGGATATTCAACAAGGTTTTTACACCTTGCATCGTTTTCACATGTATAGATAGGCTTGTTGTGATTTGTTAGTAGCTCTTTCATGCAGTCAGTTTGTCCGCCTGCATCTTGTGTATCAAGAAACCTACTTGGTGGGTCCATCATAAATACACGGTCATGAAATATTACTGAGGCTACAGCATTAATTGCCCACACCTCATCAAACTTTACGCTGTGTGATTTTGCTAGGTTGTAGTCAAACCAACTTTTGCCTAGACCGACAATAGCTACAGTTTTACCTTTTAGTTTTTTGATTGGTTTCATATTATCTCTCCTTAACTGAAACTTATGTTACATTTGTTCTTAGCGAATCATACCTCATTTCATCCCTAGTATCTCTTCCTTCACCTAGGTTCTTTAATCTTAGTAAACTTTCTTTAAATCTTGCTTCATATAAACCAATATCGTTTGGGTCTAGTTTTAAAAATACTGCACCCTCTAATAAACAACCGTATAGCAGGGTGTCAGGTGCATCTGTAGATAAATATGTGGTTCCTGAGTCTCCGCCTGCTGTCAATGATGCAGGCTGTGCTAAATAATGCAACTCCATAGAATAGTTTGTGTCAGGAACAGGTGCTATTTCAAAACTTGTTTGGTCAAATATAGCGTAATATCTTGGCTTGCCTCTTGTTGTAGTGTCGGTAACAAATTCTTTTATGAAAGAATTATGTTTCAAATCTAAGTAATCATAATTGTTTGAGCTTATTACAGCCAAAGAAAATGGTGCTAAAAAGTCTGATGGTGTTGTTAAAAATCTATTGTCCTGTGAGACATTGCCCTGCACATTTTTTCTTTGGTCAGGTATTTGGACTGATTTAAGTATTCTTTCTTCTGCTTGTAAAATTATAGTGTTTAAATTATTAACAAAAGTAGTCTCATCAGACTCTAAGTAATCTTGTATCGTAGTTTTGAGTGTAGCTAATGTAAAACTCATGATGTTGTTATTGTAACTGTACCTAAAGCACTTGTCATGCTGTCAGGAATAGTTAATTTTTTTCCTATAATGCCTAAGTCGTAATTGGTATACACAATAAAACTTGTTGGAGAAACACTTGTGTCAGGCCTTGGCTCTCTAACCGCCTGTGGGTCTACTACATTTTTTACTGGTTCTAATTGTGGGTGTTTGGATTCATAGCACTCAGGACATGTTTTTAAACCGTTCCATTCTTTGCGTAGCTCTCTAAGGCCATATCTAAAGCCACATCTATCGCAAATTGCGTAAGCGTTTTTGTTAGATGCAAAAGCCATTATGCAATGTTATAGCTTGATATGTCAGGTGTTATGCTGAAAGATGCTCTGTCTTCATCTGTGTCTAAAGCTCTTTGGAACTCTTCTTCATATATCTGTTTCAGCAATCCAGTTCTATCAGGACTCTTTTTAATTGATATATAGTAAGCAAGACCTGCTGCTAGGCATGGATAAAACCTAAATGGTAGCTGTAATGTATTAGTAGCTGCATCTACATCATCCATTCTTGTAAGCACGTTTAAGTGTACTGTGTATGTGCTGCTTGCATCCGGGGTTGGATATACACTTATTGTTGGTGATATTTGTTTATCAACAAAAAACTGTAAAGGTGTGCCTGTTGTAGATTTGTTAGGTACGGCTGAGTAATCACTTCTTGATAACCTAGTCATCTGTATATCTGAGTTTTCAGAATTTACAGTTTGTCTCATAAAAGCATCTAGCACATCAATTGCTGCAGTGCTGTTTGTTGAGTCAACATTATAAGATGTTGTACCTGCAACCATAGCTATTGTTTTTTCTTGTATAGTCCATTGATTAAGACCACGATTTGCCCATTCAGCTAACAATAAATTTAAACTTCTTCTAGCTGTTTTAAGGTCGTAAGCAGTTCTTAGCTCTAATCCACATCTTTCAAATGCTTCTTCAATGTAATCAGCTACATCTAATTCAAAGTTTTTTGAGCCTGATACTGCCATAATTTACTTCTTAAGTTTTCCGCCTCTACCAAGTTTTTTAACGCCTGCTTTACCGCCCATACGCATTTTTTTAACGCCTGCTTTACCGCCACCCATCATTTTAACAACACCTGATTTTGGCATAGCTCCACCGCCTGCCATTTTAACAACACTGCTATCTTTCATGGATTTAGCTAATTCAGACTTATCTGAGTTTGATAAGCTGCCTACTAATTTTTTTAAACCTTTTAATGATTTTGCCATTATTTACTCCTTCTATTTAAAATATTTTGGAAATCTTCTACATTCCAATTATTATAATAACCTATTTTTTGCAATCTTTCAGACGCTTTGTTTAATTCATCTAATCTTTGCATAAAGACCATATTATAGCTTTCTTCAAAATGCGGCTCAAAGTGTTCTTGCTCTACCACTTCTTTAGCTTCATGGTCTTGATGAAAGCCCATTACCCATAGGTTATGCTCTTTTAGATAAGAGTTTAACATCAATATTCTGCTATCAAAATGAAAAGCATCAACATCCATGTTTAAATCACAATATATGACAACATCCTTATCTTTAGGAAAATCTTTGCTTATATCAATTAAATCTGTCCAGTAAATACACTTAGACAAAACTACGTTTGCTTTTTCTGTTTCCCACGTTTTTTTAGCAAAAGGACATACAGGGTCTTCGGTTTCTAAAACCTCTTTAGACCAATCTCTTATTTCTTCTTGAATAGAAGCTTGCGTAATCATTTTGCAAATGTTTTTACATTGGTTGGCTTGCCGCCAACTCCTTGTTTTTTTGACCTTTTTCTACTTACTGCTGATTTTTTTTCTGACTTAGACATTCTATTAGCAACGGCCTTGGGTACGCATTTAGGATATTTTCTTTTAGAGCCTTTGGCTTTTTTTCTACCACAACTCTCATAGCCACCACCTTTTTTTGGCGAACCTATATCGACCCACTCTTCTTTAAACCACTTACCTAAACCCATTACCTGCCACGCATTTTCGTTGTTTTTCTACGAGGTTCCATTACAGCTCCACAGCCACGAGCAATAAAACCGTTATTACCTTTTTCAATAATACCACCTGTTGCAGCTTTTTTAGCTCCTGAATATTTACCACCTCTTTTCTTGTATGTTTTTACAAGCCATGAGTTTGCATAAGCAGACGGGTACACATCAAATTTTCTTTTTGCTTCTGATTTTACTCGGCTATATAAACTTTTATTCGTTACATTACTTGGTACGCTTGATTTTGCCATTAGCACTTCCACCTTTTTCTTGCTTGCCTAATTCTTGAATTAGGGTCATTTCTAGTTTTAGCAGAGCTACGCTTTAATTGTCCAAGCGACCTTGCACAATAAGACTTGCGTCTTTTTGCGGCTTTGCTACCTTTTTTAACTTTGCCTGTTACGGCTGTTTTGAGTTTTGACCCGGGATTAGCTTTTCTATAAGCTTTAACACCCTTTTTGGTCATGCCTGCACCGGACTTGGTAGGGCGGTAATTACCGCCCTTTCCAGTCGTTTTTTTTATAGGCTTGGCTTTTTTTCTTGGCTTTTTAGCTGCCATTACAAATTTTAACCGTAGTTTTTAATTAGCGTAAGAACTATGACATAGGTATCACCACTGGTATGACCTGTTGTGGTTAAAGCTATATCACCTGTTTTTCCACTAGCTGCAGCAGTATTTAGAATACCGCCAAACTCAGTAAAATCTTCCGAGTCTGCATAGTCAGAATTTAAGTCCCAACATACAGTATTGGTATCGGCAACCCATAATAGTCTTGCACTCATACCAAAAGTAGAATAAACAATTTTTGCAAGCTTTACGCCTGTACAAGCCTGTCCATTACTACTTGAGCTTAAAGCACTTACATCTACTTTCGTTACCGCAGATTCTCCTGTGCCATCAGAAGTATTTGTAAGTTGAATTACAGCCAGTCTTTCACCATCCACTATTGTTGTTGATGTTACTGCGTCTGCCATAATTTACTCCTTATGATGCGATATCGTAGCCAGTTATCTCAATTAAGAAACGACCTGCTGTATAAGCTGCATGACCTGTACCTTGGCCTACAAGATATAAGTATTGGTCTGCTGCAATGTCTCCACCTGCTACCATAGTACCTGCTGAAGCTGCACCTGCATTTATAATTTGTGTTTCTGTTAAATCACCAATAGCTGTGTCATTAACACCTGTGCCTTCAGTAGCAGAATATAAATCTATATCTGTACCACCGCCTGCAGGGGTTTCTAAACAAGTCATCGTAACTCCAAAAACAGTTCCTTGGTTTACAGTAGTCACCTGACCAATGTAAGCAACGCCTGAACCATCTTTACCAATAATATCGCCTGCAGTACCACCATCTCTTAAACCTGTTAAATCAATCATAATTTTTGTTTTAACAATGTTTACGTTGGTATCGGTATCACTTTTTAGACGTTCTACCTGAGTAACATATACTGCTGCTGTGCCTTCTATACCCGCACCGCCAACAGCTTCTGCTGACATTTTATTGCCACTTGTGATTGTAACTACGCCAGTCGTAGCGTTTTTTGAAATAGTCTCAAAACCATTTTCGGACCTTACCGGACCGCTAAATGTTGTATTTGCCATAATTTCCTCCTAAGGAAATAAGTTTTACCATCTTGGCTTGTCTGCTAGGTCAGTTGGTAAAACAAGTTAATTAATCCTAGTCCTCTGATTGTATATTAGTTTAAACAATAAAAAAAGGGAGCCGAAGCTCCCCTTATTGGTTTTAAGAACCTTAAGCTCCTTGAGAACCAAAAACTCCACGCCAGTTAGAGACACCGAATGAGTATCTTTCTCTAGCTCTGTACCTAATGTTACCTGTTGAAAATTCAGGTTCCATAGAAGTTTCCATTCCTGTTCTGTTGAACATTTTTAGACCTTCTCCATCTGCATTAACCGATGTCATAATAAAATAAGCATCAGGGTCATTCAGATAATGGTTTACGCTGAATCCATTTGGTACTGAAGATTGGTTTTTAATTGAGTTAATGTCATTATCTGCTGTTGACACTCTACCCGGAGTATTTAAAAGTCTATCCGCAATAAATGTTAATTGTGGTGGGACGATTAATTTATCAGGTCTAACTGCAATAGTTAGGTTTCTGTCATCAACAAATGTTGATATATCAATTATATTATCTTCAAGTGAAGTTTCATTTAAGTCAGCCATTGTTGTAGCTCTGTTACGAGCTGTTCCACCACCCGCTAACGGATGTGCTGTGGATATTAATTGCTGTCCATCACCAATAGCAAAGTTAGCATCGAACGCATTGTTTAATACGTTTGCTCCTTTTACTTCTTTGGTGTGCTGCATTGAACGTGCCAATGCTTTTGTGTATCTTCTACCTAATTGGTCATACAGATTATCTTCGATTGCCTCTTCAGTTAAAGCAAAAGCAAGAGCCACAGTTTCGTGTGTATATCTTGCTGTATATCCTTCTGAAGCATTATCAAAGTTAACGCCTGCACCCTCTTCCTTGACAGGAGCTGCACCAAATCCAACTACAAGCACTTCTTCTTCAAAAGCTCTATCTGAGTCTTCTATAGAATATAGTTCTTTGTATTCTTCATTGTTTTCGTCATATTCAAGTCCAAAAAGTGCATTTAGACCGGGTTCCAGTTCTTTCGCCAATTGTGCGCGTGAAATAGCCATCTAATTACTCCTTATGCTAAGCCTGCGCCTTTAACGCCTGCTATGTGATTTTGAATTACAACTAGAACATTTGTGTTTGCTGAAGCAACGTCTGAGTTATCAGGGTCTTGACTAATGTCAATTGCTTTTAGCGGCAAACTTGTTGCAGTTGCGCCTGTTGTTACGTCTAACTCTGCTCCTGAGATACCAGTATAGGTACTTCCTGAGTTTGTATAGACGATATCAAAGTTACCAAACAAGTCAGCCACTGGGAAAGTGTCGTCTGCTTGGACTTCAAAGACCGTATTAGGGTCGTCATGTATAAAAGCAATTATGTCTGAAGCGTTAGTGCTTGCAGGGTAATAATTACTAAATATTTGCTCTGATGTTGTTGGGTCTGTGTACATACAACCGTTGAATACGCCAACTATAGGAACTGTTCCACCATCTGCGTGGATTTCAACACCACCACCAGTAACTTGCATTACTAGGTCGCCTTGAAAAATACTTGTTCCGTAGTTTGCTGCTATTCTATAACGGCTTTGTCCGCCTGAATAGGGTGAGCCACCCATCATTCTTACAGGCTTAAGACCAAATGAAGCGTCTTTATTCGCCATAATTTATCCTACCTTTTTTTTCCAAATGATACATTAGATTTTCTATTAGAATCATATTTAACGTACCTGTTATTTCCTTGAACTTCATTGAACATTGTATTATCCAAAGCTTCGTTCTGTTGAACATTTTTTTGTTTATAATGCTCGTTCCTTTCTTTAACAGTTTCGCTAGGTATTTTTGCTAATATCAAACCACCTACTGATATGACTCCTGCGTGTCTTCCATGCTCTATTGTAGGTAAAGGGAAATCAGGTATTTCGTCTTGTCTGACAAATTCCCATCCTTCTCTCATTCTAGCAGAAACATTGTTTCTGTCTTCTACACCTACATACTCTGACCTAATCCATCGGTATTGATATCCCTCAGGAGCAGGCGGAGTTTCAAGCATCCTCGCAGGCTGCCATGGTTTTCTTCTAGCGTTTTTATCGTGTTGCTCGTCATCACGAGATTGGCGTGTTGTATTTTCAATTGCATCTATGTCCATTATTTTGCTCCTTCAAGTTTAATCATTTCTTTACCTACTCTTTTCAGCCACTCTTCTTGTGACATTCCGTAAGGTTTCAAATTGCTCTTTACGGAAGCATGGTTAGAATTAATTTTAATACCGCTTTTCTTCCCTTGTGTTCCTTGGCGACTTCCGGAGGAAGCAGAAGCAACTCTTTGCACAGTTGAGTTGGTATCTTTTGATACGCCTTCAGGTTTTTTCCTTAATTCAGGATAAACCTTTGTAAGTCTTTTGTCTAATTCTTCATAATATTCATTATCATGACCGTCAAAACCTTCGTTTATTAAGTCCTCATGAATACCCATTGCAGTGTATGTCTTGACTCTGTCCTGTTGGAACCAGTCATTTTCTTTTTGCCATTCAACTGCTTTAGAATCAGGCTTAGGTTTATCATACACTTGTTGTGGCACATTTTGTACACTTTGTGGCACATTTTTAAAACTCTGTTCTTCTTGGCTTTGAAGCTGTACTTTAGCCAATCTGACTCTTTCTTCTTCTAAAGAAACCTTGTTTAAAAGTTCAACGCTTTTTACCTCTAGGTCAGGGTCGTTAGTTTCTCTTGCTTTTCTGTATAAATCTTCTGCTTGTTGCCTTTGAGATTTAACACGATTCTCATATTCCTCAGTGTAGCTTTTGTCTAAAACATTAGCTCTACTTTTAACTGAGTTATATTCGCTTGAAAGCTGTGTGTATTTGGATTCATATTCAGCAGCTTTTTGTTCTGCTATACGAATTTTATCATTCAGCTTGTTTATTCTTTTTGATACACCTTTAGTGTACTTATCAAGTTCATCGTCTCCGCCTGAGTCGGTTTCGTTTACAGGTTCTTCGTTAATAGGTGTATCTTCTACATCTACAACAATATCTTCTGCTTCCACTTGATTTTCATTATTAATTTCGTTCATATATATTCTCCTTATACTGAAACAATGTCATCAGGGTCTAAAATAGTGGCTATGACTTCGTCATCATTTAAAATTCTGACTTCGCTTTCATCGGCCAACCTAAACCTAGAACCCGCATATCTACCTATTAATATCCACTGTCCTTTTTCACACCAAGGTTTTGCAAACCTTTTTGTGTCTTTATAACAATCAGGACCCATGGCTACAACATAGGCAACAACGGTTGCTAGGGTTTCTCTATCAATGGTTTCCTTTACCAACTGGATTCCACCTTCTGATACTCCTTTACCTTTATAAGGGAGTACCAACATGCGCCAACCAGTTGGTTGAGGCATCCTTTCAAGAATACTTTTATCTAATAAACTGGGGTCTAAAACTCTGTTGTCCTCTTCAACAAAAGCTTTGTCTAAGTTAATAGTTTCCTCTTCTATCTTCTCATCAACTTTTTTCTCTGCTTCACTATTCATTCAAATCTCCTTTTTCATGTAAGTGTTCTTTTATCTTATCATGAATATAGGATAATGCAGATATTTCACCCATTAAAAATTGATATTTTTCCATATCTTTAATGCCACCTGACATTAAGATATCCTTAATTTGCTCCTCTCTTTGATTTAAGTCTTTACGGAGAGCATGAATAAAATCATACCTATCCATATTTTAAAATATGCCGTTAAACTTATTGCCTCGTAATGCAGCTCCTTTACCTCTGCTTACTCCTTTGCCATAACCCGGTTTATGTGCTGTGTCCACTTTTACCTTTTTTGGTTGCGACAAGGCAATGCTTCCTTGACCTTTTATTGTGATGGAAGTTTTTGCTTTCATAGTTACTCCTTATTTGGTTTTCTTTGTAGTAGTTTTTTTGGCTACTGTTTTCTTCTTTGCTGTTGTTTTTTTCTTTGCAACAGTCTTTTTAGCTTTTTTCTTTGGTGCTTTACCACCCTCCCATGCTTCATTAACATCAGGAGTAGATAGGTCGTCTGCTATATAATGACCTTTATCGTCTCTAGCTCTTTTTGCATCTTCAACCACTGGTGCAATTTCTTCAACCTTTGGTGCTTCTGCTGCTTTTATTTCAGCTTTTTTCTGTTTTATTTGTGCTACTATTTTTTCGTTAATTGAACTTGTCATTTATTCATCCTCGCTTGTAAGTCTATTAGTTTTAACTCAGCTTGTTGCTGTAGTCTTTGTTTGGCAATATCATTTTTTTCATTACCAATTAAAGCTTGTTGGTCAGCTTTTTGTTGTTGTAATTGAAGCTCAGTACCGCTTTCCATGGCATCTTGTTGTTCTTTAGCCATAAATTGTTGGTTCTTCATTTCAATTTCTTTGTCACGCAATCCAAGTTCTTGTTGTCTTATTGCAACAAGTGGGTCGTCTTGCTGTGGTGGTTGTACTGAAGTTAAAAATTCATTGGATAATTGAGCAAGAATAGGAGAGCTAAAGCTTTCTATAATTCCCTGTATTTGCTGTTGCATGCCTGCTTGCGTTTGTGGGTCTGCCTGTTGTGCTTGTTGCAACATACCTTGTATCTGTTGTTGTACTTCAGGTGGCATTTGTTGTTCAGCCATTTGATTAGCCATAAATTGTAAATGCTGCATTACATGAGCAATAATTACAGATTGAAGCTGTGGATTCATCATAACAGCTTGTGTTAAAAATAGTGTTTTATGTGCCTCTACATGTGCTTCATGGTTCTGCTCAGGAAACGCCTGTTGTGGTATTCCTTGCAATAATCCACTATTTTCTATACCTGCATCAACAGGTTTTGGTGTATTGTCAGCAGGCGGCATAAGTAAAGTTTCTATATTATCTACGCCCAAGGCTGCATACATTCTTCTGTAAGCCTCATAAATACCCTGTGGACCATGTAATTCAGGGTTTGATTGAACCATTGTTAATAGCTCTTGAGCCATAATAACTCTTTGGCTCATAGAGAAAATGTTAGGGTCTGATACCGGTATTACGTCTACTCTGTTATCAAAATCTTCTACTTTTACTTCTTTAGAGCCGCTTCCTGTTTCGTATGGATAGACAGGTGGTAAAAACTCTTGGAAGATTCTTGCTAATATTTTAAATTCATTTTTTTGTGCATAGTGCAATCTTTTATGTATAGCACTCATTACCTTGGTGCCTTTTTCTAAAAGAGCTACTGTCGTTCCAACAGGCATTGCTGCATTACTATCACCGATATTCATATCAGCTATAGCTGCAAATCTTTTGCCTGAATCTACTAATAAACCAAGTAAGCTAAATAAAACATTGCTTGGCTCTTTGTAAGGTAATGGCATTAAAGAATCTCTTAATGCTCCGCCGGGTGCATCTACATCTCTAAACTCTCCCGGCTGTAAGGGTGAGGCTTCGTCTCTTATTCTAATTCCTCTTGCTTTAAAACCTGCAGGCAGGTTGCTTAATGTTCCTGCATCTATTAACTGTCTTAATATTGATGTAGAGGCTTTAGATAAGCCACCAATCATGTGTGATAAACCTAGTCCGTAAAAACCAAGTCCCGGTAAAAACTTGTATTGTACAAAATAATTTATTTTGTTTCTGTATACGTCTTCAGGCACATAGTTTCTTCTAATAGACAATATTTGTTGCGATGAGTCATCTATAGTAATGATATAAGGTATTTTTAAACCAGTCGGCTCACCCATATCATCAACATCCTCAAACCCCTCTATTTCTGCAACAGTGTGTATTTCGTATATTCTTCTTTGTTCATCATCACTGTAATCAGGCTCAACACCTTGTATTTTGTCTATTTCTTTGTCTATGTTATCTCTAATTACAGACTCGTTATCATTTAAGTCTACATCAGCATAAAATCCTGATAACTGCATTTTTCTTACTTCATTGTTGCTCATAGAGACTACATGAGTAACTCTTTCTGCTGATAATAAGTCTGTTGCGTTATAAGGTACAAGCAAATCTTCTGCAGGAATAAACTTGGACATAGGCCTATTTTTGGCTGCATCGTAATACACTTTCTTAAAAGCACTACCTGATAACGGTAGATAGAACAACAATTGGTCTAAATCAGGGTCATACTCAGGCATCTCATTCATGATGTAATAATTCATAAATTCACACACTCTTTCAGACTGCATTTCTCTTTCAGCATCTCTTCTGCCTACTATTTGTGTTTTTATTGGGCCTTGTGCAGGTAATAGCTCTTTATAAGCTTGTGCTTGAAACTGTGTTACTGCTTCAGATAATATTGGATGTATGACACCACTAGAGCCTTCAAACGGCTGACTTCTTTGTTCGTCAAACCTCATACCAAGATATTTAAGACCGTCAGTATATGTTTTTTCCCATTCTTTTCTTGACTCTTTATCGTTTTCAACTGAAGAGATAAGTTTTGAAGATAGCGACCCCAAGATAGAATCATCTAAATATTCAACCAAATTAGCGTCAAAAGGTATTTCTTCTTGCGCTTCTTCCATTGGCTCATCAAAAGATATAGCGTCTTCACCTATGGTAATCTCCATAGCATCAATCATTGCTTCATCAAATGTTGGTTCGGGTGCATTTACAGCAAACTCATCCACAGGCACGTTAACAGACTTGCTTTGGTCTATTACGTCAGGATTGTTTTCTGTTCCTAATTGTCTTTCTGTAACCATTTTTTTATTTTACACCTATAATTTCTTTGTACATAACATCTCTATCTTTTTCTGCATCAACAGGATTTTTATAACTTTGTATAGTTCCTGATTCTATTAAAGACCTATACTTGTCTAAAATCTTGTCATTATCTGTCATAACTTCACCTGTTACTGGGTCAAAAGCAGGCAACAAGTAATGTCTGTCAGGAGCATCGCCAACTGAAACTATTTTCATAGTTACTGTATCTTTGCCTTCTTTGCCTTGCTTGCCTTTTTGCAAAACGTCATTATGAAAGTTTTGTAAAAACATTTTATTCTTACTAAACCGTTCATTTTGATTTTTGTTTTCAATCACAGTAAATCCATTATATCCATAAAATTAATAATATGATAATGCCTTTCTATCCATAGACATGTCATCTTTATAATCGCTGTCTAAATCAATCAATCCACCCTGCCTAATTCTCATTAGAGCCATGGTTGTTGAATCACAAAAGTCATCATTTTCACCAAAGGGAAAAGCAGCAAGCTCTTCTATAACCTCTTCTGCAAAAGCGTCTTCTGTAGCATATACCATACCACTTTCAAACATAGGTGCAATAGAGTTCATTCTTGCAACCTTATCTTGTCCTCTGCTTGGTGAGTAGGCTTGTACTGGTATTCCTATCTTTCTAAGTTCTTGTGTCAATGGCGTACCACTTGCTTTTGCCTCAATTAGTACAATATCCGGTTCCCAGTATTTATATTCTTCTAGTGCTATGTTTTTTAATTCAGGAAAGTCAACTCTGTGTCTGCTTGCATCCAATAATACAATTGCGCTTTCGCTGCCATCTTCGGGGTCAAAAATACCCCATGTAGTAATTGCCGAATAGTCAGCAGTTTCTTTTGCGCTGAAGGCTGTATCGTAACTTTGGATTATGCACTGACAAGTTGGTATACCTTCTTTTTCCCAAGTGTTCCACCATTCTCTTTTGACTATAGAGCCACTTTCAGCAGTTGGGTTCTGCATCCATTGTGCGTTCCATTTAGATATTGGCAGTGATGCTTTTACTGATAATAACTCTTCTTTTTTCCAAAATTCACCCCATAAAGGTTCTTCTGATTCAGGCATAATTGCAGGAAATTCAACAACCTCCCACTGGTCAGCGTGTGTTTCTGACTGTCTTTTTAATAATCTACCCGCTAAATCTTTGGTACTCCATCTTGTCATCACAAGTACAATAGTGCCTCCGGGCTGTAATCTTTGTCTTGGACCTGATGTGTACCATTCCCAAGCTGCGTCCATAGCAGTAGGAGACATAGCATCTTGCTCAGAATGTGGGTCATCTATGATAAGTAAATCAGCACCACGACCTGTAATTGCACCACCAACACCTGAGTAGAAGGCTTCTCCACCATCATCGGTTGTCCAACGACCTGCTGATTTATTATCGCCTGATAGGTTTATTTCAGGAAAGATAGCTTGGTATTCATCGGTATCAATGATGTTACGAACTCTTCTACCAAACCTTACAGCTAGTTCTGCTGTATGGGTTGCTTGTATAATTTTTAAACTTGGATTTAAACCCATCATCCATGCGGGAAAATAGGTAGAGGCAAATTCTGATTTTGAATGTCTTGGTGGCAACATAACCATAAGTCTTTTACATTTACCCTGTGCTATACGATTTAGTTTTTCTGCGAGGATTTTATGGTGTCTTCCCATAATAAATCCTTCCCAATGAAATTTTACAAATTCTAAAAAATCACCTCGACATCTATCTCTTGCATTTAAGTTTTTCCATTTATCTATGAGAGTTAATGCTTCTACTTGCTCATCTCTTGATAAAGCATCAAATGATTTTATGTTTTCTAAATTAAGCATTAGGTGGAGAGCCAAAATGTTTTAAAGGACGCTTGACTCTCCTGACACGCTGTTGAGGAGAGAGAGGAGATATTCGTGAATATCCACAAACAAACATGTCAGTTAAACTGTACCCCATTCTTTGCCCTCAAACAATAAGGCTTCAGCATTTCTTCTTTTCATCAATCCCTCGTTAGGTACTCCTGCGACTTTATTCCACCTTTTAATTTGGTTTGGAACATCTGCCCAGTCTTTGTTATTCAAAACCTTTAGCAGTGTAGAGGCTCGCAAATTGCTTGGACCTAGATTAAAAACCCATGAAACCAAAGCATCAAATTCATTTTGTTTAAGGTCTGCTTTTACCATGTCATTAATATAACCTTCATACTCGTGTAATTCGTGTGCAAGTAAATCTTCAGCATCTTGTTTACTTATAGTCATGTCGTCTTTGACTGGACTACCATCTATTAATTTTAGACTGCCAAAACCTATAGTAGCTTTATTGGCTGCACACCTGTAACTAACTACGTTGCCGTCTTTATCCGTAGGACAGCCTTCAAAAAATTTAATTAAATTAATGCCTTCATTTGATATTTTCATTTTAATTATCTCCTTCTTGTGGTGTCGTAACTTTTTTATAATAGACAACAACTTCTTTAAGTTCATTTATATACCTCTTTAATTCCTGCATGTTGTAAGCCATAAGCTCATAATCAGGTACTGACATTGCAAAAAATACAACTTGACCGCTTTCTTTTTCTATTCGCACTAAAAACTCATCAATATTTTCATTTGATACTACATACCAATAAGGGTCTTTAAGGTCTATTTCCCTAGGCATAATAGGCTGCACTATAGTTCTTTCTATAGGCTTAGAAACAATCTCTACCTGTTTAGTTGGTAGCAGACTGCAACTGCAAGCCATCATCAAGACTGTCAATGTTGCGACTATCTTCTTCAATGCTATCAAATACATCTTTGGTTCCTTTATTTACTCTTGGTTCTATAAGCCCGGGTTTGGCTGCTGCTAATTTGGTTAAATTATGTCTTTTAAATATGTCAAGATACCTTGACATCTCTTGTTGAATCTCTTGGTTTCTGCCCTGCAGCTCTAATAAACTATTTGTTTGTAAAGTAAAATCGTTTTGCAGGCTTTCAATTGCTTCTTTTTGTGTAGCAACAGCTCCTTCTAATGCAAGATTATTGGCTGTAAGTGTTTGATTTTGGGTAAATAAATAATAAGTTATAGCTGTTAAAACAAAAACTACACCTATTAAAACTTTGCTCATACAAACTTAGATAAAACCACAGAAAGTAAAATAAACGGATAAACAGCCCATATCATATTTTCTAGCTTATCAAAACGCTTTGAGCCGTCTTCTAGTCTTTTCTCTATATTTGCGTATCTAATCGTACACTCTCTTTCGTGTGCTTCTATTTTGGTAATTGCTTCTTTTGTTGTTGCCATAAATCTAATTAACTTGTTGTATAAATTTTTAATGGTTTCTCTTTCCCTTTAACCTTGATAGATTCTAACACTTTTAAAGAATAACCACAAAACTTTTCTGTTTCTTCACCAATGAGTATGTCTACGCCTCTTTCTTTAGTAGCAGACTCAAGCCTAGCTGCAATATTAACAGCATCGCCAATAGCAGAATAGTCAAACCTAGTATTGCTACCCATATTACCTACGATGGCATCACCAGTATTTAAACCAATGCCTATGGCTATAGATGGCATACCTTCTACTTTAAGCTCTTGGTTTACCACTTTAATATTTTTTATTATATCTAAAGCACATTCAAAAGCTATTTGTTCGTGATGTTTTACATCAAGAGGTGCGTTAAATATGTACATCCCGGCATCGCCAATAAATTTGTCTACCAAGCCTCCGTGTTTTTGTACTGCATCTACTTGCGCTGTTAAAACCTTGTTCATAATGTATGTCACCTGCTCAGGTTCAACCGACTCACTTAGTGCAGTAAATCCTCGTAAATCTGTAAAAATAAAAGTACACCTTCTTCTTTCTCCGCCTAATTTTAATAAATCAGGGTTTTTCTGTAATTGTTTTACTTGCCTTGGGTCAAGGTAATGTTCAAATTGTTTTTTAATTTGTAGGCGCAATTTAAACTGTTCTCTAAAGCGTAAATAGAAAGCAATAGCTCCTGCAATAAATTGTGAGACTAAAGTCCAAGTTACATCAATTAAAATACCTGTTTGTATTAACCAATAACCGCCTAATGCCGTACACAGCATTGTTAAAATAGCTAATGCAATGCCTAGGGTCATACCAAGATAATTGATTAGCAGCCATGTCAAAGACACTATTATAGTAAAAATTAGTATTTCTGCTGCTAAAGACCAGTCAGGGATTATTGGTGAGTTTTCTAAAAGAATTGACTCAGCTAGTGCTGCTTGTATTTTGTGTGGCTCTAATAATCCAACTGGGGTTGCTACTTGTGGCATAACGCCGTTTGCTGTAACGCCAATAATTACAAACTTGCCTGCAACTTTCATTTCTTCTAATGTGGTTTGTGGTGTATCAACCCAACTAACCCACTTGCGGCCAAAGTTATCTGTTTTTATTGGTGGCAAATGTCTTACTGCTATTTCCTGAATACCATTATCATTTGTAGTGATAATATAAGACCTTGTTTCTGTTAATGCTTTTAATATTTCTGTGCCAAAACTTGGCGACCATCCATCAGGTGTTTTCATTAACAAGGGTATACGTCTAACTAAATTATCTATATCTACCGGAGCTGTTGCAATGCCTTGATAGGTTTGTTCTTTTAATACATCAATATTTTCTACAATACCCTGTGTTGGTATGCCTCCAACTTCGTTTCCCTTAATGACTGTCCCAACTGTTTTTGGATATTGACCGTTTGGTGTTTCAAACATAGCAAGCACACTTGGAGCAAAAGACAATGCCTGTGCAAAAACATCATCACCACCAAACCTGTCAGCTTCTGAAAAGCTCATAGCCCAACCAACGCCAATAGCTCCTTCGTTAATTAAGTCTATTTGTATTTGTGCTAGGTCTCTTCTTGGAAATGGAAAGCCACCTCTTTCTCTAACATCAGATTCTGATATGTTAAGAATTACAAAGTTTTCACTTGGTTCTTGTTCTTTAACCAGTGCGTCAAATGTTTTTAGTTTTAGTATTTCTGTTGGAGTAGATTGAAACACTAGCGGTAAAGCTAGTGTTATCAATATTGGTACGATTAGTTTTTTCATTAATAACTTGAATCTTCAAAAATTTTATCAATGGTAGCATGATGTTTGTCAAACTGCTCCTTTGTCGTTCTGTCCTCCGCCTTTTGTGCTTTTGCAATGACTGATTCAATTTCATCAAAATTATTCCAATCAGGTTCAAGATTGTCGCACCTTTCTTGGTCTAGCATAATTGCTAGTGGTGTCATCGTTTCACCATTTTTGAGACCCAGTGCTATTGCAGGTTTGCCGTCATCCCAAACACAGACCAAGCAAAGGTCTTTTGGATTCTGTTGGATTAAAGTCATCTTCTCATACACTTTTTGTAATGTAGGTTTACTCATTATGCCACCTCCTCTTCAATTCTTTCTTCACGATAGCCACCCCAACCTTCGCCAGTAGCGTAGACAAGCCAGTAGCCACAGTTTACACAATCCTCACGATTGGAAGTTTGGTCAAGCGTGGAAGCTTGACACTTAGGGCATTTAGAATCTTGAAGTTCAAAGCCACCAGTTCTTTCTATTCTTATTGTCATATTAATTAACTCCTTTTTATTTAATATACCTACCAGTATACATAGATTTCAACAGAAGTCAACACTTATCTACACTTATTTAATCTGACTGAGTAATTGTTATGACCGAATCACCGCCTCCATTTACTTTAACCACATTAGAAATACCGTCTTGTATAAAGATGACTGTGTAAGAATTGCTGCCGTCTAAATCCACGCGGACGCTTTCATTAACCTGTCTTCTAAGGCTTACAACATTACCTGTTATTAATGTGGTAATTTGTGTTTCAGGGTCTCTGCCTAAAAGTGTTCCTGTTATTTGCGTGCTAGTTGCTTGTGCTAAAACATCTTCTTCTTCTGCTATAGCCAATGCATCTAAAACATTTAATAAGTCTTCCAAATAATTTACATCAAGATAATTGATTGAAAGCTCATTGTATTCAAGGCTATCGTCAGAAAGAAAGTCCTCAGCAAGATAGTCTATATCTAAATCATTAAAATCAAGCACGCTGTCGCCTTTTGTTGTTGTGGTTTCTTCTTGTATGACTATTTCTTCTTTAGGAGGAGTAACAATAAGCATGTTATCTATGACATCAAGTGTTAAATCTAAGATAACAGGTTTACTTGGAGCTGATTCAAACACGCTTACCGTTGTAGCTTGATATGGTTTATTTAAAAGAACGGTACCCATTGCAGTGACCACCTCTATCTCACCACTTGATAATCCAAGTGCATCAGGTAAAAGTATAATTAATGACCTACCTAGCTCATCTACTGTAGCTGTAAAATCGGTACCTCTAATTGAAATATTGGCTGTAGGTGTTTTAAGACTAATATTTTTTTTGTCTATCTTGTTTAGACTGCCTGTAATAAACCTTGCTGTACCTAGACCAAAGGTAAGAGCCATTTTGGCTTTTGATGGGTCCGGGTCATAGATATATTCATCAATAATTAATTCGCTAAACTCTGTAAGTTTTACAACAGAATCATCCAAGAAAGTAATGGCCATACGTCCATTGGTCGTTATAGCCTCATCATTGCTTTGTATAGCAAATTCTAAGTTGGCATCGTAAGGCTTATCTCTTACTATTTGTGCTGAACCGTTTAGTTCAGAAATATCTCCAATACTAGCAGCCTGTGCTTGTACCTTGGTCGTTTTGGATAACGCAAACAGTAGAACTAGCGTTACCGCCATTTGATATAATTTTAAGCCAGTCATTATCTTGGGTACTCAGTTGTTGAATATTAAAAGTTCTTGAGCCGCCAGTATGGTCTAAGTAAAAATATCCACCTGCTGAAGCATTAGCACCTGTACCTGTATAGGTTAATGTATTATCCGACCCATCAATATCAACGTAGTTTGTGGCTCCGTCAATGTTAATGTTTGAAGTAATAGTATTGTTAGAACCTTGAATAATCCAATCTAAATTCAAAGATGCTGCTATTGCAGTCGTTCCTTGATTTAAAGTAAAGGTATTACCACTACCTGTTACAGCTACATTTTGGTCAGAACCGTCTGAACTATATGTATCTGTTGGGTCTACTTGGATAGTAAATGTATTGGTACCACCGGTAAAGTTATACAAACCTGTAAAGTTATCTGCAAATATATCACCAAGAAACTTATTAGTTGCACCAATCATATTAATATCAAGAGTCATTGTGTTTCCGTCTAGGTCTAGTGCATTAACACTGCCTGCTGTAGAGTTTAACCCACCAATAATGTTAGATATTCCTAATTGTTCCAAGTCTATATTTGCACCAGTACCTGATTGGTCTACAAATATTTCGTTATCTGCCGCAAAAGCTCCCAAAGAAATAATAGCTATTATGCTTATTAATTTATTTTTCATATTATTATTCTACTCCTTCATTTTTAGGTTGTAAAACCCAGTATGATTTGTTATAGCCAATTTGTATTAGTTCTAACACTGCCGTTTCAATGGCTCGCATTAGTGCTATAGTTCCTGACTCGTTTCTAGCATTACCCATTTCTATTTCTACTAGCTCGGTATTCGCCTCTATAAATCTAAAAATATCGTCTGATTTGCCGTATGAAAATATGGTTTTTTCTGTTAAAACTTCTATTAATATTTCTCCAGTTGCTACTGATACCATTCTCAAAGACAGGGTAACACTGTCTTCTCTATACATAACAGAGGAACTGAGGCCTAACCAACGTGCGCCTGCACCTCCGCTAGTTAGATTGGTTTCATAAGAAATGACAGCACCTTCTATAAGCACGCCTGCAAATAACAATGGTCGCAATGCTTTCTTTTTATCTTCCTCTGATGCAGATTGTTCTCTTGCAGAACGAATGAGCTGTCTTTCTTTGGTTAAATTGTCTAAACCAACTCTTTCTACTACTACAAAAAAATCACCGTCTGCTGCATGTTTTAATGCTCTAATTAATAAAGAACTTGGCTGTTGTGTTATAGCCGTACTAAATAAAGCAAACTCGCTGTTGCTTTTTCTTTGTCCTGTTTGGTCTGTAAAAGATGATGGATAAACAGCAACTACTGGTTTTACTTGTGGCTTTTGTACATTAAGTAGCTCTAAGGATTGCAGTTCTGATATTTTAACGACATCTTTTGCTTTGAATCTTTGCTCATAAGTATCGTCAAATTGGTCAAAGATTGAACAACTAGAAAGTAAAAGTACCGATAGGAATTGTAATTTCTGTAATTGTGCCATCTGCTTCTGTTATTTTAAGTGTTAATGTAACGCCATCACTTGTGTATTCAATGGTATTTCCTTCTAAGGTTATTGTACCTGAGCTTGATGGTGTTTCGCCAAATAGGTTGTTTACAAGCTGTCTTGATAGTTCTGCATAAACTCTTGATTCAAGATTACGCATAAATCTTGCTAGGGTAGAGTTTTCTTTTTCTCTTTCTATTTCATCCTGTAAGGCCTTAATCTCCTCTTTGATGGTTAACTTTCTTGAGAACTCTTGGTTTTCTATAGTAAGCCAATGGGAACTTGTGCCTATACCGCTAAAACTTGGTGATTTGAACTTATGAACTATTTGGTCTGCTCGTAAGTTTTGTGTAAATATACCTACAAATAAAGCAAATCCTATGGCGATTACAAACCATAAAACTTTATTTTTTTCAGCTTCTTCCTTTCTGCGTTTTAGTTCTGCTTTACTTGGTCTGCCTACTTTTCTTTTAATCTTTCCTTTGGTCATCTCTATCCGCCTTTGCTAACCTATCGGTGTGCATCAATTGTGGTACACCAAGTATAGTCTTCAAAAGCGTGTCTTGTCTAATAATCTCATTGTCAACAGAACGCACTCTGTCTATAAGAGCTACCAAAATACCGTGTTGTGAGTCTAGTTTTGCTCCTAGTCTTGCTTCTATTTCAGATATTTGCGCAGATACTTTTTCATCAAGTACATCTACTTTTGTTTCCATGCCGTCAATGATTTTGTTAATAAGTTTCCAAATAAAAAGACCTAATCCTATAGCTGCTGCTATTGGAAAACCAACTTCATTAATTAATTGAACTACACCGTCCATTATTCTACTGGTTCAAATTCACCTAGCTCTATCAGCTTATCTCTATTGACTAGATGTTCTGCTTCTATATCGTCCTTGCTTTGACCAAAGTAGGCTACAGCTAAATATTTTTGTATCATTGATTCGTTTAGGTCCACATCATCAGCTATGATGCTACCTAAGACTCTGCCAAACTTACCTTTTTTATCAAGCTTGGTTTTAACTTTTACAAGGTCTGCTTTTTTTATATGGTCTTTTAAAAACTTAGCAGCCATTTTTCCTCGTGCTTTTTCGTCTAAGTCCCGGGTCCGGCTCTCCGGGGTGTCAATGCCGTACAAGCGTATACGAGACTTGAAAACAATGTCGAAGCCGCAGTCAATTTCTGCATCTACCGTATCACCATCTACAACTCTCGTAATATTACACTTGTATTCGTACATTACTTATCTTTGGCTTTCATAACATTTAGAGCAAGCATATCTATAACTTTATAGAGTTTACCAATCCAAACATCATCTTTTGGCGTTGGTGTACTTGCTGCTATTAAACTAGAAATAGTTACTATAGCTGTTACCCACATTATTATATCTGCAATCATTTTTTACCCCCTTTGGTATTATTTGATTTATCATCCATAACTTCTTCTGCTTTTTCTTTGGTAGATTCCACAAAAGAGTTTTCATAAAAACGCAAACTAGGTAAAAGTTCATTAAGCTCAAATTCTAAATTTGCGATTTTGTTTCTTAAACTTTTTATATGTCTTATCGCGACCAATTGTTCTTGTGTCATTTCTGACTCAGGTAGTTCTGTGCCGTCAGGCAGTGTTGCTGTATTTTCTTTCATTTAATATCTCCTCAAATATTATTATTAAAATTAACTGTTGTCAGTTATGTATTTCTTACCAGTTGCAACTGCTGCAACGTGAGTAGTCTTTTTACTATCTGCTGCTCCTTTTACATCAGGCGTATCGTCATCACTATCAACAGGTGCATACGCTAAAATAACTTCTAAATGGTCTACATTCCTTTGTACCATTTCATTTATTTCAGCTTGTGTCATTCCTTCCACGTTCCAACTTCCAGCTTTTACACCGTCAATTAAGTTTACGCTATCAGTTCCTGCTGCTAGACATTCTGTTACTGTTTGTGCCATATTATTCTCCTTTTAAAGTTTGTATTTCGGCTTTTAATTCATCTACTTGCGTAGACAGTTCTTGGACTGCTTTAACCATGACAGACATAATAGCTGCTGGAGCAACTCTTTGCCTTCCATCTGATTCATCTTCTTGCCACATATCAAAGCCATCTTTTAAATTGTGATTATCAATTACTTCTTTAACTTCTTGTGCTATAAAACCATGATTATATTTACCATTCATGGTTCTTTCTTCAGAACCTTCTTTATAGGCTCTCATTTCTGAAGGTATATCTTTTTCTTTTTTCCATTGGAAAGTAACAGGTCTTAAATCGTTTATAAAATCTAAACCTACTTTTTCATCTTGTATATCTTCTTTTAATCTAATATCTGAAGGAGCTGTAATTGATGTTGCTCCGTATGCTATATTGCTATCAAGTGAAGCATTACCAAATGTAAAATTATCGCCACCAACTCCTACTACATCAAAACCAATAACAGTAGATGTATTGGTGGTTGATGCTGCTGGACGAGTCTGTATACCTAAACAAACATTTCCTCCACCCGTAGTTAAGTTATCCCCAGCGTTCATTCCCAAACAGTTATTATTAGAACCTGTAGTAATTGCTCCACCAGCACCTTGACCTACTGCTGAATTTTGAATACCTGTGGTATTTGTAATTAAAGCACTATAACCAACTCCTGTATTGCTTGAAGATGTCGTACTATTATTTAGAACGTAATTACCAAGAGCAGTATTTTGTGTTCCTGTAGTGTTTGTTTCTAAAGTTTGTGTTCCTACAGCAACATTATTATTTGGAGTAGTATTAGCTGCTAAAGCTAAAGCACCAACTGCTACATTACCTATACCTGTAGTGTTTGCTCCTAAAGCATCTACACCAACTGCTGTGTTGCTTGTAGCTGTAGTATTAGCATCCATAGCACCTTTACCAACTGCTGTGTTGTTTCCGCCAGTTGTATTTGCAGTAAGTGCAGCATAACCTATTGCTGTGTTATGAACAGCAGTAGTATTTAATTTTAAAGTATCAGAACCAACAGCTACACATTTATCTCCAACTGTATTTGTATACATAGCATCAGCACCAATAGCTACATTACCACCTATGTTGGTATTTGCTTGTAATGCTCTATTACCTATAGCAACGCTATATCCACCAGTTGTATTTGAATCTAATGCTTCTGCTCCAATTGCTACGTTACCTGCACCTGTAGTGTTTGCTGTTAAAGCTGCATGACCAACTGCGGTGTTGTTACTTGCTGTTGTATTAGAATCTAAAGCTCCATTACCAATAGCAGTATTTAAAGTACCAGTTGTATTGGCACCTAGAGCAGCATTACCAAGTCCTGTGTTATTAGAACCTGTAGTGTTAGCATCTAAAGCACCATGACCCATAGCTACATTTGAAGCACCTGTAGTGTTTAATGCTAAAGCTTCATATCCAACAGCAGTATTGTTTGATGCTGTAGTATTGGTTGATAAGGCTCCTTGACCTATACCTACATTTGAACCACCAGTAGTGTTAGAGCCTAAACTACTTAAACCCATAGCAATATTAGCTGAACCTGTTGTATTAGCATCTAATGAAACATAACCTATGGCAACATTATAATTACCTGTAGTGTTTGATTCTAATGCTTGTCTACCTATCGCTACAAGACCTGTGCCTGAAGTATTTAATTCTAATGCTTCATGCCCAACAGCAGTATTGTTATTTCCGTTATTTTCTTGTAATGCTGCTCTACCAACCGCAGTATTTCCATATCCTGTTGTGTTGGCATACATGGCAAAAGAACCAACTGCTGTATTAATTTCACCTGTGGTGTTAGAACCTAAAGCGTGTCTACCGACTGCTGTGTTATTTCCTGCTGTGGTATTGGCATCTAAAGCACCTGAACCAATGGCAACATTTTCAGCACCTGTAGTGTTTGCATTTAAAGCACCATAACCCATAGCAGTATTATTAGCACCTGTTGTAGCAAGTTCCATTGCTTGTCCACCGACAGCAGTATTAGTAGTACCTGTTGTTAGATTTTGTAAAGACAAAGCACCTACTGCTGTGTTGTAAGTGTCTGCATTACTAGAAGGATTAAATGTTGTTAAAGATTTGTAACCAAGAGCTGTATTTCTGTCTCCTACTGTATTAGCATCTAAAGATAATGCACCTATCGCTACGTTTAAATCACCTGTAGTGTTTGCTGTTAAAGCTCTATAACCAAGTCCTGTGTTATTAGATGCTGTAGTGTTAGCAGCTAATGCTTCACGACCTACTGCAACATTAGTTCCACCTGTGGTGTTTAGCTCTAAAGC